ACATCATCCCCAAAAAGTTTCTGTTACAAAAACATTAGAAGTTACTTCCGGTCCGCTTCCCGCTCCTGCTATTTTAGAAAAGTATGAAGTCATAGTTCCAGGAGCGGCCGAAAGAATTTTTAAATTACTTGAATCGCAGACTCACCACAGAATAGCTCTTGAAAAAAAGGTTATTAATTCTGAGACAAGAAATTCAACTCTTGGGATTGTCGCGGCATTTATTATCTCTTTTCTCTTCTTTGTTTTGGCTGGTTATGCTATCTATACTGGAAGCCCAATTGCCGGCGCTATAATTGGTGGAATTAATTTAGGCTCGATAGTTTGGGTATTCATTTATGGGTCAAAAACCCGTCGCGAAGAAAGGCTTGAAAAGGCGCGCCTTGAGCACCGCCCTCAGTAAAAAAACTGATAGCAATTTTGATAGCAGTCGTCGTCTAAAAATATAGAAGTTTATTTTTAACAGTATCAAAATATAGAAGTGAGCTTCTTATATATGTGGGTGGCACGGCGGCAAAGTGTTGGTTGCAATTCCCTCCGCCTCCACCAAAATTATTACCTGTTAATCAGGTAGTAAAATCGGGATTGATAGCAATTTTGATAGCAGTCCCGATGTTGATTTTCTCGATTTCAGGACTATACTCAGGTGCCAGATGAGCGTATCTAAGGGTGGTCTTGAAATCAGAATGGCCTAGCCACGATCTTAAAAGCGGCAGGCTGATTCCATTCTGAACCGCCCGTGACGCAAACGTGTGCCTGAGTAAGTGCCATGCACGACCGGGGCGCTTCACTCCAGCCGTCTCTAGGATCCGGTTGATATGCGGCTCTGGCAGGTCTTTGTAAGCCTTCCCGAGCGTACTTGGAAACAATAGCCCTGTTTTCTTCTTTAAGTGCCCCAGTTTGGCAACAGCCTCTTTGGATAAGGGGATTGCCCTAACCTGGTAGTTTTTGACCGTCCAGCTCAATTCTGGCTTGTTTTTCACATACACCAGAGGCTTTGGGGCCCAAATAATGTCTTTTCCTTCTAAATGAAGAATTTCACCAAGCCTTAGCCCTGTGTATCTGGCGATCACGACCATATCTTTGAACCTGCCGCCAAAGTATTTTTCGGCCGCCGACTCAATCTTAAGGTATTCTTCGTCCGTGTAAAAATCGACATGGGTTTGGGGGACCTTCCTGAAAGATATTTTGTCAGCGGGATTGTGACCCAAGTAGTGCGGTACCGCTTTTGATATAAATGTCCTGATGGTCCCGCGGATATTGTTCCAAGTTTTTGGTCCTATTTTTTTCTTAAGAAGCCATTCCTGGATCAAGTCTTGCGTTATGTGAGACAGTTTTTTGACTTTGGTTTCCTCGAGAAAGTTTTTTATTCTCATAAGGTCTTTTTTGGCCGTGAATGGTTTCAGGTGGGCTAGGTGATTTTTCTCATACCAATCAAGGTAATCGGAAACGCATTTATCGATTTTAAATCGATGGAATTCTTGCTCGAGATCAACATCGAATTTTGATTGAAGGATAGAAGCTGTCTTTCGGTCTTTTGTTTTTAGAGACCTAAGATACCTTTTTCCGTCCTTGAAATAGGAGTAGTAAAAGGTTTTGTTGCGCCGGAAGATAGTGGACATTACGGGGTCGTGTCTAACCGGAGAAGTTTGCTGAGTTCAGTCCCACCTTTTATCTTAACGCCCATTTTTTTGAGTAGGTGTTTTATGCGGCGCTTTTGAGCTTTAAACCTTTCGCGCACCTTCCAGCGTGTTTTCCAAGCCCGATCACGATCTTCTTGGATCTCCACGAGAGCGTTACGGTATGTTTGGAGTTTTTCGAGGGCTTGTCGCACCTCCCATTCGTTTGGATTGAATTGATCGGTCACTTTTTAAGAGCTGACAAAATATCTGAAATCTTTTGGTAAACATCTTTTGGTTTTTTGATGTATTCCCAAACAGTCTCGGCCATAGGGCTGCCGGCTGTATTAAAAACAATTTTCCCCAGGTCGCTCAAAGCGTATGTTTTTAAGTGGTAATCTGTTATTTTTTGAAGTGGGAGTTGAGTTATCTTTTTACTCAACACCCCTCGGATGGAGATTATTTTTTTATCAGTTATTGCGTATAAGACGCAACGAGCCGCAACAAATGACCACACGATTGAGACCCCAAGAAGCCACGCAATAATGACGGCAAAGGTTTTTGATAGCATGAGCGCGAACAGCAAAACAATGAGCAGCAGAACAGATCCGTTAAAAAACATTCTTGGCGCCGGCCGGAGCTCTAAAAATATTTTTTCTCCTGCGGTCAAATAGCTTTTTGGAATCAGTTTTGGGGATTCATAGCCAGGGAGAGACGCTTTGAATTCGCTTCCACAATGTTTACACTTAACCGCTTCGTCTTGGATCTCTTCAGCGCAGAATTGGCATTCTTTCATCACTTCACCTTCTTCATATAGATAGCTTCAACGACCCCGCGGAGCTGAATTTCTTCTTTAGGACCAAAAGTCATAGCTTGATGCTCTGGATTTGTAGAGTCGGGGACAAGCATAACGTTTTGTCTCGTTCGGTAGAATCGTTTCAATGTGCATTCGCCATCGACTTTGACCACAGCAATATTGCCATTCTCAGGAAGCTTGTCCGCGTCAATAAGGATATAGTCGCCGTCGTCAATTCCGGCCTTATTCATTGAATCACCGACTACACGGAGAAGATAAAGCCGGCGGCCGCGGATGTCTTTTTTAAGCACCGGATACCATCCTTCAACGTCGTCCAGTTCCCAGCGCTTAGGAGAAGCCGGGCAGTTGCCAAGAAGAGGAATCTTGTCTGCTTGTTTGAACTCAATGCCTTCCTGGGGGATAGGGGACTCGAGATCCCCGGTCAATGTCATCAGGAATTTGTAATCGACTCCAAGATGGGGAGCGAGTTTTTTTAAGAATTCTACCGTCGGTTTTGATTTCTCGTTTATCAGGCGCGAAATATAAGACTGACTGACCTTGCAGTTCTTAGCCAGAGCGTTACCAGAGATTTCTTGTTTCTTAATGGTATCTTTTATGAAACTACTGAGAGTTTTATTCATGGCAAAATTATAGCTACCCCTATCTATAAAACGATAACAAAACACAAAAAAAATAAATAATTATAAAAAAGGATTGACACAGGAAAACATATCATTATGATTATGCACATATCGAACATCGTAAACGACACAGCCGTCAAGCGTTACGAAGGGAGCAAGGAGGCAGTGAAAAAAGTGGTTCATGTCAAGATAAATAGCCTAGAAAAAATCATAGCGAAGCGCAATTGGTCATTCCGGGATCTAGCAAAGAGAGCCGGGATAAGCCCTGCCACAATCTCAAGGTGGAAGAACGAACAGGTTCCAGTAAGCGCTTCTAGCAGACGCAAGCTGATGGACACCCTTCCAGGGTGTAATTTTAATCGTATTTTTTTGATTAAAACCGTTCGATATGTAGATAACGCTAGTCATGAATAACTACCTCACTATCGAAGGTCTCGCCAAATATTTGAACTTTGAGACTAAAACCATTTATTGCTACTGGAAGAAGTGGGCAACCCAAGGGCTCAAGGTTTATGTGGTGGGGCGCTCGCCTCGCTTTAAATCGACTGATGTGGACTCATGGATCGAGAAAAACTGCCGGTTGATAAACGGGGAAGTGAAGCTGTGAAAAAAATAATTCTTACGCTTGCGCTTCTTTTCGTCCCGACGCTCGTTCACGCGGAGATAGGAACAACTTCTTGGTATTCCGCGGAATGCTGCCGCTATAACCCTGCCGCTTCTTGCCCCACTGCTTCTGGGAAAAGTCTTTATGTACTCGAAGCGAAAGGGAGCGACTTCGCGGCCTCTTGGGATTTCCCGATCGGAACGAAGCTGAAAGTCACTAGCCTTAAGACTGGGAAATCGGTGATCGTCACGATTCTCGACCGCGGACCAGCAAAACGGCTCCACAGAAAACTAGATCTTTCAAAATCAGCATTTCAAAAAATCGCCGACACACGGCTCGGCTTAATCGAAGTTCAATATGAAAAGCTACCAAACCAAAAGATCGCTCGTTAGGCAAATGCTTACGATCATAAACAATTGGAATCCGTCTTTTTTTGACATGGGGATTGATCCTCGGGGCCAATTCAGGGTGGCGACTGCCCCAATATCGAAGACCGGCTGTGAGGGGGAAACGGCTGCTCCAGGACCAATCCAGGGGGCGGGGCAATGATCGCCTCGCCCCTTTTCCGCCATCAAAGAGACGCGGTTGCGTTCGCGATCTCGAAAAACGGAAATTGTGCCCTCTTTCATGAAATGGGGCTCGGAAAAACAAGGACCGCTATCGAAATCTACCGGATGCTTGCCCTTAAAAATCCTGAGCTGAAGCTGATCGTGTTCGCTCCGCTTTCGCTTCTCCAAGCCGCTTGGGGTGCAGATATACGGAAATTTTCTGGGCTTAAGTTCTGCGATTGCCACGAGAAGGGTATCCCTTCCGTGTTAAGTGAAAGCGTGCTTTTGCTTAATTACGAAATGGCGATCCAAGAGAAGAGTCTTAAACCGCTTCTTGAGCTGTTCAGCAAATACCAGTTCGCCGCGGTTTGTGATGAATCAAGCCGCATGAAAAATAGCAAAGCAAAAACAACAAAGACGCTTCTTAAGTTCGCTGAGAAACTCAAACACCGGATCGTTATGAGCGGGACTCCGGCTCCGAACGGCCTCTATGAGTATTGGGCGCAGATGCAATTTGTGCACCCGAGCATATTCCACCCGTCTTTCTACGCGTTCAGAAACACATATTTCCACCTCGAGCGGAATGGCTACAAGATGATCCAGCAGGGTTCGTTCATGACCCGTCAAATGGCAAAGGAGATCTTTTCAAAGGGATTCAAATACGAGATCACCCCGGCCAATGAAAAGCGCCTAGTGGCCCGAATGGAGCCGTGGGCTCACCAAGCAAAGAAAATCAATTGCCTTGATCTACCGGAGCAGATCGACGAAGTGCGTGAAGTCGAGATGGGGCCGAAGCAAAAGGTTCTCTACAAAGAGATGAAGCGCAATCTGATAACCACAATTCAGGGCGAAACTGTTACCGCTCAGGTAGCCCTCGCAAAGCTCATGAAGCTCCGTGAAATGACAAGCGGATTCGCCATAGACGAGAGAGGCGAGACGCGTGACATAGGTGAGAATCCAAAGATCGCTGAGCTTGAGAGCATTCTTGAGGAAGCTGGTAATCAGCCGGTGATTATATGGTGTCAATTCCAAAAAGAGATCAGGGATGTCTCGGCATTATTAACCAAGCTGGGTAAAACATTTTCGACAATTTACGCCGAGACAGATGACCGCAATGAGTCAATTCAAAACTTCCTGAACGGCAAAAGCCAATACTTGATTGCACATCCAAGAAGCGCGGCACATGGCCTGACTTTTGTGAATTGCAGTTTGCAGGTCTTCTATTCGCTTTCTTATTCGTGGGAAGAATACGAACAGGCAAGGGCTAGAACACACCGAGCCGGACAGCGTAACGCTTGCACCTATATTCACATTCTGGCCAAAGACTCTATTGACCAAGAGATTTACAAGGTTTTACAGAAGAAACAAAGCATTCAAGAGGTTGTGTGTGCGTTTTTAGAACACGAGCCGAAGAGGGTGGCATGACCGAAACACAGCTCAAAAACAAGGTTCTCAAAGCGATCAAGGAAAAGTATCCGCAATGCTTTGCGCAGAAGATCGCTGACAAGTTTACAAGCGGGATACCGGATTTGATTGGGTGTTTCAACGGAAGATTTTGGGCTGTGGAATTGAAAGTGGGGCGCAACAACGCTACCCCTCTACAGTTGCATTTTTTGTACAAGATAGATTTGGCAGGCGGCCGCACGGCCATCTGCCGGTCTGTTAAGGATGTAATGGAATTTCTTAAAACAATGGAAGCGAGGTGAAGTGACATGGAAACCGCAATTGATGAGCGCGAGCTTATAGCTCAGCTCCGCGAGGCGCGAAAAGAAGTGACGCTTAAAGAAGAGTCGCTCAAACACGCCGAGCAAAAGCTGAATGAAATAGAAAGCAAGCTCATTGAGTCAATGCAGGCAAGAGGTGCAGAGTCCACGGCCAAGTATGAGGGGCTGGGACGCGCCATTCTCTTGAAACCGAGACTTTATGCGAGTTACCGGAAAGAAAATGAAGAAGCTGTCTTCGAATTCCTAAAATCTGTTGGGAGAGAAGACCTTATGAAACTTTCCGTGCATCCGTCCAGTCTTTCAGGTTTTGTAAAAGAGAAGGTAGAGCAAGGGGAATCTGTTCCTGACTGCATTACTTATTACCTTAAACAAGGCGTGCGTTTTGACGCCGCATAAACCTGAAAGGATAAATCACATGACGCAAGAAATAGCAAAAAAAGAAGAAACAGGGTTGGCGCTTAATAACGCCAATCGCAGAGGGTTTGAAGACGGTGTTTCGCGCGAAGATCTAATCATCCCTCGCGCAAAGCTTCTTCAAGCTCTCTCGCCAGAGGTTTCAGAGGATCCGAAGAAATTCCACGCCGGGATGCTCATCAATTCTTTGACGAAAGAAGAATTGCCGATCGAGTTTGTCCCGGTGTTCGTGTTTTTCAATTGGATCCGCTTTAACCCGAGAAACAAGGAGGATGTGAATTTTGATTCTGCCTATGAACCTGGCGCTATGATCTGGCGCTCAAACGATCCGAACGACCCCAAAGTTTTAGCGGAAGCTTGTTTTGGGCCTAACGGAGAGCGGCCAAAGGCCACAAAATTCATGAACTTCTTTTCGTTTTTTCCCGGCGTTCCGATGCCGATCATCATCAGCTTCTCGAATACCAGCTACAAAGCAGGGAAGAATCTGCTTTCGCTGGCCAAGTTTTCGGGAGGGGATATGTTCGGCCGCAAGTACAAGCTCGCGGCAAAGCAGGAAAAGAACGACATTGGGACATATTTTGTCCTAAAAACCGATCCGGCTGGAAAGACAGGCGAAGAAGACTACAAGGTCGCCGAAACTTTCTGGCGGGAATTTAGGAGTAAAGCAAAGGATATTCAGGTCCATGAGGAAGTGGATCCTGATAAGGAAACCGAAACAGTACCGTTCTAAGGTTTCCAAATGCCGTCAAAGGAAATCTACTCCTTCCTGATCGACAGGGCTCCGCTTCTTGAGGCTCATCATAAAGAGCTGAATGAGAAGCGGGGCTTCTCCGATAAGACGATCGCTCGCTTCAAGCTGAAGAGTTGCGGAAAGCATTTTCTTGAGCTTGAAGCTGAGCTTTCATCGAAATTTCAGGAATCTAATTTGATCGCTTCCGGCGTCTTCCTCAACGACGGCAAGCAATCGCGCATCAATCCAGTCCTAACCGAAGAAAGAGTCCTGATACCTTATCTTGACCAAAACGGAGCTTATTACATCCGGCCCCATAAACTTGGTCTGGCAGGCATTCCAGTTGAGATCTACCAAACGCTTAACCTTGCTGAGAACCCAGGCGAGATCGTTCTGACAGAGGGTGAGTTTAAAGCAGTTGCCGGCATGCAGTACGGCATCCCGACAATCGCGGTCCCTGGGATATCAAGTTTCTCCGAAGCGCATTTCCCGCGTCTCGTAAAACTGCTCAATGATTTTAAGATCAGAAAAGTTACTGTCTTATTCGATAACGAAGTCAAAGATAATCCTGCGTTTCCTGACCGCTACAAAGAAAACCCAACCGATCGTTACGACACGCAGTTTTATGCTTATTACATGGCGAAGAAGCTCGATACCGAGGGTTTTGAGTCGCGGATCGCTTGGCTCCCTGACGGATGGAGAGAAGGGGGCAAGATCGATATTGACGGAGCGGCCGCTCAAGGCCGGACAGCTGGAGATATCAAGAAAATAATCTTCGACGCCAAGAGCCATAACATTTATCTGAACGACCTAGCAGGAGAGGCCAAGCAGATAATCCTTCGGAAAAACTCGCAGAAGCGCCACAGAAGCCATGTAGCCAAGGAATTCGGGCATTATGTGGCCACCAGGCGCAGGGGAAAGACCGAGTGGACTGAGATCATCTCTAATTTTCTTATCAAAATCATAGCCACCCACGAAACCCCGGAGGGCATCATCCGTGAGGTTGTGTTTGTAAACGAGTTTGGGGAACATTCCACCAGTTTCAGCCTGCCGCCGGAGTCAATGTCAGGCACCGACGCTTTCTCAACCTTCTGCCTTGGCCGGGGGAACTTTGTCTGGCGCGGGTCAAAAGAGGACTTGTCAACGATCTGGGAGTCTGAATTTCTAATGATGGACGAGGGCCGCAGGATCAGCGAGCCGGACCATATCGGATGGGTAGAGCGTGACAAAATCTGGCTGTTTGGGAACGTGGCAATCAGACAGGACGGCACTGAAATCAGGCCAGACAAGAATCATATCTTCTGGTTCGAGAAAAAGGGCATAAAACCGATACCTTTAGGGGTCACGACGGGCAAAACGACCATCAGTGAGGGTGTGCCATACCTAAGCTTGCAATCATGCCATATAAACGAAATAAAGCAGAGACTCTCGGAATCTATCGGGGCAAATCCAGCGAGCCTTTGCCTAGGGTGGGTTTCGGCGATACCGTTTCTTGAAGAGGTGTTTGATCTGTACGGGTGCTTTCCGTTCCTGTTCATTACCGGGCGGCGAGGATCCGGTAAGTCCACTGTCGCCGAATGGCTGATGAACTTCTTTGGGCTTGAGAATGCCGGGAAGATGGCGGCTGATACCACTCCTGTCGGGTGCCAGCGGTATCTATCCTACTATTCGAGCCTGCCAGTCTTCCTTGATGAGTATCGGAACACCAAACAGATCAAGTACAAAGACGGTTTTTTCAGGAATGCCTATAACAGACAGTCAGCCGGCAAGGGTATCAAGGCCGATTTTGGGGTGCGCGAAGCAAAGATCAGGGGAACGCTTCTCTTCTCCGGGGAGGAAACCCCGGAGGACAACGCCCTATTAACCCGCTCGATAGTCGCCATCGTCAGCGAGAAAAACCGTACCACGAACCATTTTGACTGGTTTCAGAAGTATCGGACCCGTTTCAGTTCACATTTTTTGGACCTTTTGAAGCGGCGTAACACCTTAATCGAGCCGTTTTTTAAGATCCTCAAAGAAGCAAAGGAGCACTTCCTGTCGAGCGGAATCGATGACCGGCTGGCTATCAATTACGCGATCGTAGCGGCCGGCTATGCCACGGCCTTCGGGGAAGATGATATTGACTTCGCCAAGTTTATGACTGGCGAAACCCAGCGCGTCAAAGAGGAGTACCAAGACGAACAAGCCGTGAACATCTTTCTCGAAGACCTAATCGCCATCAAGACACGCGGCATGATAAACGGCGACTACTGGGCTATAGATGACCACAAGATTTACCTGTATTTCCACGGCCTCTACAGCGTTTGGTCAGAACACTTCCGCCGGACCAGGGGGGTTGAGCCTTTCAAAGCGTCTGCGATACGGGATTACCTGAAAGAGGAGCCTGGATTTGTCGGATCAAATTTTACAAAAAAGATCAATGGCCAGCCAAAAAAATGCTCGGTTTTTGACATTCAAAAATCATGCGAAACAGTAAAAATGCTCGTTGGGGTTGATTTATGAAGTTACCTTTTCAAAAGGTAACTTTTTTGAAAGGTAACCTAAAAGGTAACCGTGAAATAACAGATAAAAAAAGGCTAAAAGTTACCAAGTTACCTTTCAGTGGAATGATTTTGCCTTTTTTGAAAAATATCGAAAACCACTTGTTGATAACCTGTTTATATCGCAAAAAAGCGATTTTCCAGGACACATGTGTTTTGAATGGTAACCGAGGTAACTTGGTAACTTTTGGTCATTTTACAGATAAAAAACACGGTTACCTTTTAGGTTACCTTTTGAATTTCGGTTACCTTTTATGGCGGTTACCGTATGTTTGAAAAATTGTCCGCTGATCCGCAGGTTCTTTACAACAAACTCGTATCAGGCATGGAATGGATCAATCGGTATCTACACAAGCGCGGCCATGACGCGCACATAGACGCTGAGATCGAGCGGTTTAGGGCCGAGGTTGTCGGACCGCTGGATGAAGCATGGTCCAAAATGACTGATCCGGAAAAAGAGGCATTCAGGCGCCGGAACCCAATAAAGTCCTCGCGCGGGAAAATTCAACCGCCAGTGGCCCAAAAAAACGGGGTAGGAAGGATAGTGACCTGGTGAGTATCCAAGACACCCTAAAACAGCTCGCTGAGCACAATATCAAGCTTAGAGGACAGGTCGAAGCTCTAACTGGACAGATCCAGTCTATTTTGGACCAGACGCATAGGGCCTTCCGGCTGAAGGATGAAGCAATTAATGTTTTGATTGGTGAAAGAACAGCTTTAAAAGGATTTATAAAGAAACTTTCGGAAGAGAATCAAAAATTAAGGAAAGAAAATGAAAAATATGAAATAGCAGAGCTGGAAAGGAGCTGGAGAGATGATGAGCCCGCGTGACATCTTTAGGGAAAACCTACTGACCATGATCTCGAGATTTTTAAGCGTTCCATACAACCTAACCGAAGAAGAAATCAAAGCTGAGCTTAAGAGGACCCTGGATGAATGGGAAAGGTGATAGGCCAAGACTTGTGAATCAAACAGTATATGACAGAAATTATGACGCTATTTTTAACCGCAAAGAACTTTCAATCTACCACCCGAAGAAAATTTGGGAGTGTGAAAAGTGCGGATACGAAGGTGAGGCGCAGCGCGGTGGATCATGCGGAGTCTTACATTTTTACTGCCGAAAGTGTGGGGAGCTAATGTGGGAAAAGGATGTGAGCTGATGGATAGAAAAATTCAAGAGAGTTTAAACAAAATACAAATTGTGAAAAATAAAAACTACTACCAACGGCACATGACATACAAAGAATGGTATGAAAAAGGCGGGAGATTAAAAGGTTGTATACCGTTTGAAGAGTGGGCGTTCGCTTCAGAAGAATGGATTAAAGGTTTTAGAGAAGGATCAAGATCAGCATGGCTTTACCAAGCGAATATGTGGGGGCGGAAGCTAAGAACAAAAATGCTCTCAAAATAAGAGATTAAAATGAACCTTTACCAAAAATGCAAAGCGTGCGGGGCTTCGATATTTTTTATGAAGACACGCCTCGGGAAAATGATCCCAGTGAATGTCGAGACGATAGGTGACGGGAAGATTTTTGACCCCAAGACAATGACGGCGTATTTCGCGACTTGTCCTTATGCCGAGCAATTTAGGAAGGCGAAGAAAGAGGGAAAAATTTGATGGTCGGTGATTATTTGCTCTTGCAATGTTATCTATTTATAAAGTGAGGTGAAGAATGAAAAACACAAACGTTAAAAATCGGCCGGTTTCTATCTTTACGCGCTTAATAACGCGAAAATGGGGCTCGTATCGAGTGATGAGAGAGTCTAAAAATCAAAGCATCAAAATCAAAACACTTTTTTTTGATCCAGGGAAGGCCACGAGCATGCAAAAGCATTCCCACAGAAGCGAGATTCTGTTCTGCCGATATGGGGAGGTTATTGTTTTTAATCCTCGCGGGTGGACTTCTCTCCAGGAAGGAAAATATCTAATCGTTAAGCCGAAAGAGTGGCATCGGATAGAGGCCGGGGCCAGCGGCGCGACTCTTTTAGAGGTTCAGTTCGGCCAGAAATGCTACGAGCGAGATATTGAGCGTGCGTCATGAATATCAAGGATTGTTACGACCCAGAGATCATGGATCGCGGGATCCGGAGGGGGTTTTGGATTTATCGCGAAAGTAAATGTGTGATTGATGAGAAAAAAATCAAAATTATTGAACTGTATTTGAAAGAAAAAAAATCCTACCGTGAGATTCAATCCGAGCTGAAGGTAAGTCCAAACATAATCAAAAAAACTATTGTTTTGGCCATGAGGACTTATCCGTTCCTTAAGAAATACGCTATCACTAGAAAATAACAGTTTTTCACTCTTAGAACAGTCTTTCTGCACTATTAGTAGAGGGATAATAGTGTGGACGAAAAGATCGTCAAAAATCGTATTTATACCCAAGAGGGGACTGGTAAGTTCCGGCCAGGGAATCCAGGTAAGCCAAAAGGCGCTATCAGCCACGAGCAACGGATCCGAACAGAGATCCTCGGTTGCTGGAATTCAAAATCTCGAAAGATCTTAAAGTGGAAACTCAAAAATCCGGAAACATTCATGGAGGCCGTGAGAGTGCTTCTGGCGCTCATGGTCAAGTCAGAGACTAAGAATGAATTCAATTTTGGAGACAGACACAACACCAATATCACCAACATCCTCAATTCAGGGACTAAAGAAGAACAAGACAAATTACTTAACTCAAGCCTTGAGAGAATCAATCGCCTTAGAGAGCTGGTTGCTCGAGAAAGCCACGCGTGAGCATTTCTACATCTTCTTCGAAGAAATCTTCTCGGAGAGTATCAAAGCGGTCGAAGGTCGATTCATTGACGGTTCCCATTTCCGAGAATGGTGCCACGATCTCCAAGATCAGAAACGCACCTCGGTCGAATCCGCCAGAAAGCACGCCAAGTCAACAATCTTCTACGCATGGATCATGTGGCAGCTTTGGAAAAACGATCTGCCATATTTTGAAGGGCTTTTTATCAGCTACAAAGAAGACCTGTCAGCGTATCACCTCAAGGCTGTCAATCGGTACATTGAAGCAAATCCTTATTTCAAAGGGTTTCGGAAGATGACGCCTGCTGAAACTATTGTCCACTATGAGAAAGAAGGAAAGAAATTCCTTTTTGAGCCGGAAGGAATAATGAGTTTCAAACGAGGCCGTCATCCTCACGCTGTCCTTTGTGATGATATTTTGCGTGACCCGGAAGTCAAACTTGACATTTCACAGATTGAAAAGATTACAGACATATTTAAGAGAGAAGTTCTTTCTCTTCCGAAAGAAGATGGTTTCCTGCATCTCCGAGGCACAAGGCAGGATGAAAACGATATTTTTGACAGTTTAAAAAAAGACCTCTCATTCCTGGCAAAGTCTTATCCGGCAGTCATCAGCGACACAGAAGGTAAGGTCTTGTGGCCAGAGATGTTTCCTATCGAGAAGCTTAGGAATATCAGGAATTCGATAGGCGAGAAAACTTTCGGCAAAGAATATCTTTGCCACCCGGTTCGCGGAGCTGAGGGATTTTTCAGGCGTGAGAACATAGACAGAATAACAAAATTAAAACTAAGAGCTTACGATCTCTCGAAGACTCTCTCGCTCCGTGAGTATTGCTATGCAGGATTCGATATAGGGAAGAAGACCCACCCGTCTCATCTAGCCGTCTTCGGCGTCGATAGGAAGGGCCGTTTAGTCCAAGTCCACTCCAAATGGATGGACGGGTGGGATTATATCGATCAGCTGGCTCACATCAAAGACGCGATCGACTGCTTTAAGATCGCAAGACTGTATTACGACAACACGCGTGCTGAATTCGAATCATTTCACGAGTCAGGAAGCCTTCCTGCTGAGATGGATGGTGTTGTTTTCACCCAGAAAAGCAAATTCTCAATGGCCTCAGAGCTGGACAAGCTTGTGACTCAGGGCCGCATCTGGTTGTTAAACGAAGAAAGACAGAAAAAACAATTGCTTTGCGTTGATAACGATTTGCAAGCGGTCCAAACATCCGAGGGACATGGAGACTCATTTTTCTCAATATGCCTTGCCGTCAAAGCGTTCACCGATGGACAGGGTGTCGGCGTTTGGGAGCTGAATTAAAGGGGTGATGGATGGGAATCTTTAATTTTTTAAAACCAAAAAAAGCGGCTAGGGTTAATAAACCAAAATCCGCTGTTGTAAAGTCAGGAAGCGAATGGTCAAAGCTTTGGGCTATGGCTCAGGAGAATCTTCTCTTCGGAGATAAGGTTTCGAAGCCGTTCGAACAGATAGGTTCAGTTTACAAGGCGATCAGCGCGATTGCAGATAATGTCCCTCAGGCAGAGCTGGTATTTAAGGAGTGGAAGAGCGAGAAAGAAATTTATCCAGAACCACTCATGTCTCTTTTCGAGAATCCGAATCCTTTGATGTCAGGAAAGGATTTTGTTCAGGCTGTTGTTGGTTTTATGGCGCTTTACGGCGAGGCTGTGATCGTAAAGACATTGAGCGTTGGGCAGGTGATAGGCGGAAGGAATCTCCCCGCTGAGCTTTGGCCTTTTAATCCTTCAGATTTTCAAGAGAAGGTTTCTAATGGGAAGATCGTCGGATGGTCCTGCGGATCTCAGACATTCACCCCTGAAGAGATTATATTCCTAAAAGGCTTCAATCCTTATTCACGGTTTCGCGGTATGGCACCGACAAAGCCGATCGAGAAGATCATCGACATTGACTGGCAATCCCTCATTTACAACAAAGCGTTTTTTGATAATGACGCGACTCCTGGATTTGTCCTAACCACTGAGAAGCGGCTTACTGAGCCTCAGATCAAAAGACTCCAAGAGTGGGTTGATAAAAAACACAAAGGTTCATCAAAAGCTTTTAAAGCTGCGATCTTTGACGACGGGATAACGCCGAAGACAATCAGCGCAAGTCCGAAGGATATGGATTTCATCGAGCAGAAGAAATTTACGCGTGAAGAGATCCTGGGAATCTGGAGGGCACCCAAGGCGCTATTCAATATTACAGAAGATTTAAATTATGCGACCTTTGTCGGGCAGATGAAAGTCTTCTGGCAATACTCTATAGAGCCGATCCTTCGGAAATTTGAAGAGTCTCTTAACAAGTTTATTGTCACTCCTTATGACCCAAAGATTTATTGTGAGTTTGACACCTCAAATGTCCCGGCCTTTCAAGAAGACTTCGAAAAGAAGGTCACAACCGCTAAGTCTCTGTTTGATATGGGTTTTACAGGCAATGAGATCAACGAAAAACTAAAACTAGGTTTCGAGCCGAAAGAATGGCGCGATAAGTGGTGGATCCCGTTTTCCACAGTGCCGGCCGGCGAGACACTACAGCAGAATCCTGATCCGCAAGAAGACGCGCCTCAAAAATCCAAAACAGTCAGCGATCTTGTGATCTGGAAGGCGTTCTTGAAAAAGCATGAACCGCTTGAGAACAGATTCGAAAGCAAGTTGAAACGTTATTTCTTCGAGCAGAGAAAAGAAGCTTTAGCTTCTATGAGCGGAGAAAAGTCAGCTCAAAAACATATCCAGATAACGATTGATTGGCTTAAGCAGGATGAAAAGCTTATTGGTCTTGCAAAGACGTATCTCTACGAATCAATCCTCGAAGGTGTTGATTTCAGCCGTGAGTTTGCAGGTCAGCAGATCGTTATGGATCGTATCAATCACCGGATCTCGAGTCTCTTAGAGGATAAGACGCGCAAGATCACGCGCGTAAATGCCACGATACGCGGACAGCTTGAGACGCGTGTTAACGAAGCACTCGAGGCTGGTGCGGCGCAAGGTCAAACGATGCAACAAATATCCGAGACGGTTAAGGATTCAGTCCGCGGTATTTATAACCTTGCGAACACAAGAGCCCGCGCCATTGCACGCACCGAGATCACAGGCGCTATGAACGGAGGTCAGCTTCTCTATTACGCTGAAATCGGAGCGCCATACAAACAGTGGGTAACGGCCGGCGATGAAGCTGTGCGAGAGAGCCATAGAATTCTTGAAGGTGAGATGGTGGGCGTTCATCAAAGATTTGGAAACGGCTTAGACGCTCCTGGTGGAGATGGTCCGGCCGAGGAAGTAATTAATTGCCGTTGTACGCTCATTCCAATTTTTAAAAAGGAGTAATTGAAATGGAAAAAATTCTTAAGGTATTCAGAGCCGAAGTCAAGTCGGTAAACGAAGAAGATTTCTCAGTAGTGGCTTTGGTCTCTACGAAATCAATCGATAGAGACGGAGAATCCATTCTCCCTGAGGCATTTAAGAAGCGCCTCAAGATTTATAAAGATCATCCTGTCCTTCTGTCTTCTCACCGTTACGACAAGTTGACTCAGCAGATCGGGATGGCTGAGGCTGTGAAGGTGACTGATGAAGGGCTCGAGGCCAAGTTCAAGTATTTCGTCGGTCAGGGGAATCAAGAAGCTGATTGGGGCTTCAACCTTGTTAAGAACGGCGTCGGCGCGTATTCCGTTGGATTTATCGCTCACGCATGGGAAGACCAGCCGATCAACGAAGACACGAAAGCCGGGAAGAAGCCGTATCGCGTCTATACAGACGTTGAACTGATCGAAGTGTCCCAGGTGCTTATCCCTTCGAACCGTGATGCGCTATCAAACAGTCTATCGGCTGAAGGTGTTGACCCTATCGAAAAGGAAATGTGTGAGCTTGCGATCAAGTCATTCTTTCCTGAAAAAAAGGAAGAAGCTCCTGTTGAATCTCCGAAAGAAAATCAAGAAGAGAAGTTATTCGAAGCGGTGCAAGCCAAACTGTTGGCAGATCAATCATTTATTGAAAAGTTAGCTGAGTGTATTGCTCAGAAGTTGTCAGAAAAGAAAAGCTACTTCGACGAGCTTTTTAGCAAGGCGGGCGGTAGCCCTGAAGCTGAGCTTAAGAAAGAGGAAGTCGGAGCAATGCTGAAAAATGGAATTCAAAACGTATTTAAGAAAAAGGAATAATTCAATGTCTGAAGAATTAAAGAAAACGATCGAGGAAGGTCTTTCTGGGGTTAAGACTTTCGTCGACGAAAAAGTAGCGCCTCTTGCTACAGAGGTCAAAGCCCTTTCTGAAAAGGTTGAGAAAATCGAGAAGCTCCCGGCTTTTGCGGCTCCTGCAATCAATATGCTCCCTAAAGAGTATAAGGGTTACAAGCTCAATGAGATGGGTGCCTCTGTCCGCAAGGGATTCGAATCTGATGAGGGGCTTTTCCGCTACAACAAGTGGATTGTCGATGTTGTGCGGGCTCTCAAAGGTGATAGCGAGTCTCGTCTGGCTATTAAAGAGCTCCATGCGAAAACCGGCCTTGGCGAAGCTTCTGGCTCAATCGGCGGCTATTTGGTCCCGGATGAGTTCTCAAGCGCGATCGTGAAGCTTGCTCGCGAAGCGTCGTTCCTGCTTGCGAACGCCACGGTCCTCAACATGGGCTCCGATCAGCTTTACGTCCCGACCGAAGCGAGTCTGGCTACTGCTTATTGGCCTGCTGCTGAGAAGACTGCTCCCACAAAGAGCGATCCTTCTTTCGGCCAGGTCAGTTTGACTGCCAGAAAGCTTGGCATTCTGACGAACCCGGTAGGCAATGAGTTGCTGGCTGATTCTGCCATCGACATTTCTGCATTGCTAACCGAGCAGTTTGCCTATGCTCAGGCTCTTGAGTTGGACAACCAGGCTCTTAACGGCACCGGGTTTCCTTGCAGTGGTGTTTTGACCGCCGCTGCTGGTTATTCGGTCGTTATGACTCTGGCGAACTTCTCAAGCATTTCTGCTGACAACCTCTCTGAGATGATCTCGAAGCTCTCAGGGGCTGATGTGGCGAATGCGAAGTTCGTGTTTCACAACCTGATTACCCATTACCTCCGGATCCTTAAAGATTCGCAGAATGCTTACATTTATGCGAATCCTGGTCAGGGTGTCCCTGGTACGGTTTGGGAACTTCCCGCTATCAAGAGCGCAAAGGCTCCGTCGACCACTGGAACGTCGACTGCTTTTGTTTCTCTCGGTAACTGGAAGAATTTTTACGTTGGGAAACGGAACGGATCGTTCGTTCTCGATCTTGACCCGTATTCCAATTTCGGAAGTGACGAAACCGTCTTCCGGATGATGTCTCGTTGGGCGTTAGCGATTGGACGCTCCACGGCATTCGTTCGTTTGGTCTCTGGTAGCTAATCGCAAAACTGACGGGGAGGGGCAACTCTCCCCGTCTTCCAAAGGGTGAGATGGTAAAAAAAATTCTGCTTATAGGGTCTGCCGGTTATGTAAAGGATTGGTATGCTGAAAACGGCTCCAAGTATTTATCGGCCGGTTTCTCTCTTTACGCGCTTAATAACGCGTGGGCTGTTGATCCTGAGAATCTTAAAGTTTGGCTTCGCGCGGAAGACTTTTTTGATATCCCGACAAGTCTTAAACCGAAAGATGAAGACCGGAATAAATGGACAGTCATTACTCGTTGGAATGATGTTCCTTTTTTCTACACCAATCGGCGCGGCGGAACCATGCTTCTGAATGCTTTGTGCCATTTGATGAACGAAGCGTTTTACAACAAACATTCGCTTTTTATAGCGATAGCTGGCGCAGACCAGACTTACGGCGGACCGAAAGATTGGTTTTATGGAACCGGCACTCCAGATCCTATGAAATTCGGGAAAGAATTCATTCAGGAAAGCCTTCAGCACATCAAATATGCCTCTGAAAAGCTTGGACACACTATTGTCAACGTAGGCGAACAAGCAGAAACGCTTCTGCCTTTTGCGAGGTTTTCGCTGTGATTAAGAGCGCGGTCCTTTTTATAACGATGCTTTGCAATTATTCCTGCCCGTATTGCTGGGAATCGATCATGCGGAAAGAGGGAAAATTCAAACCGGAACCGCTGAGGCCAGCCGAAGAATGGGTAAAAGCGATAAACAAGATCAAGCCGCAGCTGCTCGATATAACTGGCGGCGAGCCGACACTTATGCCTGATTTTGTCGACATGATAGAGAAGTTGGATCCAACAATTAAGGTTGCTTTTACCACCAATCTTTCTGGGTCTATGCACGAGCTGGTTCGGAGGATCAGGCCGGATCGCGTCACGTCAATAACCGTTTCTTTTCACCCGACCCATAAAGGCGTTGATCTCAATGGATTTACAGCCAAAGCGGTTGACCTTGTGAATGCCGGTTTTCAAGTAACTGTTAATTATGTGGCTTGGCCTGGGCAGATGGACTTGATTCCTATGCTGAAACAGCATTTCGAGCATAAAGGGATTCGTTTTCATATCGATCCGTTCAGCTTTGTTGGGTTTGAATACGACGAAACCCAAAAAGAATTTTTAAAGCCATACATTGAAAAAGATCGTCTTCCTGACGCCCAAAAAGGCGACCTCCATAAATGCTCTGGCGGGATGGATCATTTGAACATTCAGCCGAACGGCGATGCGTACAGATGTATTTTGGACAAACAGATTAATGAGGAAGCGTGTGTTGGGAATATCTTCGATGAAGACTTTAAGCCTATTGACGGAGAAACGCTTTGCTCTCATAGGTATCAATGCCCTGGGTGCGATAAGGACAAGGTTAAGGTGGAAAAGATATGAAGCGGAAACGGAAGTCTTTTTACAAATGCCCAAAGTGCTTGAGAGAGAGAATTTGGGAGCCCGCGAGTTTTGTGCTTTGCGATCATTGTTTAGTGACGATGACTGAGTTTAAAAAAGGAATTGTGACGAAATGATCGCTGTTGACTGGAGAACAAAACCTAATTCGCTTGTGGGGAATGCTTTTGGCTACAACGTGCACAACAGCCAAATGATGAAGCATGCCGCTAAGTATCTCGAGCTGAGGGATGACGCCGAGATCGCGCTTACGATAACTCCGGCGGACCAATTCATCCCCGTCCCAGGGAAGTTTAATATCCTGTTTACGATGTGGGAATTCCAAGATATTCCGCAAACATATATCCGCGGGTTGAATGCTGCTGATCTGATTTTGGTCCCGTGCCGATTCTGCAAGGATATTTTTAAGCGCTACACGACGAAGCCAATTGAAGTTTGTTGGGAGGGAACGGATCCAGAGGTTTTTAAATACCACGAAAGGAAAGCCGGGACGCCGTTCCGTTTCCTTTGGGTCGGTGCTCCGAACCCGAGAAAAGGCTACCCGCTTGTCCTTGAGGCAATAAAAGTTTTTGAGCATACGCCTGATATCGAAATCTATTTGAAAACGACGGTTCCAAAAATCAATTGGTTTGAATTTTTCGTCAATGTCTGGCGCAAGCGAAAAGCGATTATGAACCAAGATGGAAAACGTGTGAGCTTTAAAAGAATGCTTCGCCGGATTCCACGGCCACAATTGGCTGATAAGGTCTATCGGTACGGAAAGCATAAAAACATTATTTTTGATACAAGAAAGCTCTCGACCAATGAATTGATTGATCTCTACAACTCAGCTCACTGTTTTATTCTTCCGAGCTTTGGCGAAGGATGGGGGCTGACTCTTTGCGAGGCTATGGCGACAGGCGCGCCGGCAATCGCCTGCGAACATACCGGGATGAAAGATTTCTTCGACGATATGGTCGGTTATCCGATTAAGTGGAATCTCATGCCTCAAGATTTAGTGAATTACAAGCTGAGAACGACTGGCTGTGTTCCTGATACGCAAAGCTTTTTACAGCAGATGTTCGAGGTTATCAAAAATTATCCTCTGGCCTTGCAAAAAGGCAAGAGAGCAAGTGAGCGGATACTTTCAAAATTTACTTGGGATATATCGGCTAAGCGGCTTGCTGAAATCATAGGGAGATATAAATGTCAATCATTACGAAAAGCGATGTAAAGACTTTTTTAAACATCAGCACGTCAACGGACGACACGTTGCTCGATACGCTGATCGCTTGCGCTGAGGCTGACGCTATTGCGAATGTCGGACGGTGCATTTCTACAGCCGCTTCTACTTATCTCGAATATTACAACGGTGATGGCACTCCTAGACTCTTATTGAAAAATTACCCGATTCAGTCTGTCCAACACCTTTACGACGATACGGATCGTCTTTATGCCGCTGATTCTGAAATAGCTGCCGCTGATTTCACTATCCACGGGGACCAGGGGATCATTGAGCTTGACCGAGGATTCCTCTTCGCCGAGGGGAATCAGAATATCAAGGTCCAATACACGGCCGGCTTTGCCACTGTGCAGCAGGACATCAAGCTCGCGCTTATCAAGCTTGTTATGGCGGAGTATCTCTCAATCAAAACTCGCATGAATACAGTTAAAGACGATGAGATAGGAAGCAAGGTAAAACTTTTACGAGAAGACGCTGAAAAGATTTTGGACAGATACAGGAGTATTCGCAGTGATTGAAATGACGCTTAATCAAACGCAGCGCTATCAAGTGGAGAAACTTTTGTCTAAAGGCGCCGCTGAAAAAATGAGCATCGTTTTGTTTAGAGCGTTTCAGAGGATCGGAGAAGAAACGGCAAATATTGTGAAGTCAAATTTATCCGGAAGAATTTTGAATACACGGACAGGACATTTGCGAGTTAAGACGGAATCAAAAGTAGTGTCTACAAGCGATAACATCACAGCGACTATTGGCAGCGGAGTTAGGACAGGTGGCAGGCTTCCTTACGCGGAGATCCACGAAACTGGTGGAGTGATCCGGCCCAAGAGAGGTAAACACCTCACAATCCCAATGGCAGCTGCACTTACGGCCGCAGGTGTTCCTAGATTCACAGCTCGTCAAGTTTTCAGCGGTCAGACTCCTTATGACAAAGGCGCGGTTATAGGGAAAACAGTTTTTGGAATTATGAAAGGCGAGAAACCTACTCCGCTTTTCTCGCTTGTAAAAAGTGTGACTATTCCAGCCAGAAGGTACATGTCTCGTTCGCTTGAGGAAATTGAGAATCGCGTCACTTCGATAATTAAAGAATCAATTGCTAAACAATTGGAGCTCGCATGAGTACGCAAGAGGATGTTTTTAGCGGGCTCAAGACGCTTCTTGAAAATGACGCAACGCTCAAGACGTATGTAAAAACCGTCTGGGACGGTGTAAAAAATTCTGTTCCTAATTTCCCGATGATCGTTTTAGAGCCTTTAAACAAATCTGAATCAGATGATGTTTATGACAGGCAAGAAATTCGTCTGCAAGTCGCTGTGGTTGGGTATATCGAATGCCTTGATGTTGATAAACAGATAATCGGCGACACCAACACTAAAGGAATATTTAACTTTGAGAATGATTTAATAAAAGCCATTTCAGCCGATCGCACGCTCGGCGGATATGCAATACACACTTACTTGAAAAACACCAAGTATGAATTTGTTGAATACCCGATTAGAAGTTTTTCGCTTGAATGCGAAATCCTTTTTAGGCAGGGGTCAACGAGTAGAACTTAACAAAAGGAGAGAAAAAAATGTTTCTATCAAAAAATAAACTCCTCCTCATAAAAGAGGAGACAACGGAAGGGCAGGACGCTAGCCCAACTCCTGCCGCTAATGCGATTGAAGCAAAGGGTATAAAGATCGAATATCTCGGCGAGCTTTTAGAAAGAGACTTGCTGAGGTCCACTTTCTCAAACAATGCTCCACTCATGGGACAGCGAAATATTGAGCTGTCTTTCACGATGGAAGTGAAGGGAAGCGGGACTTCTGGTACGGCACCAAAAATCGGCGACATGCTCGAAGCTTGTGGTTTTTCGGAGCATATCGGAGCAGCCGGTGGATCCAGCTCGGTTGTTTATAAACCTGCTTCTTCGGGGATCAAGTCGGTCACGATTTACCTCTATGAAATGCAGGATACCGGGAATTGCCGTCTGCACAAGATCACCGGGGCTCGTGGGTCTGTATCTTACAACTTTGAAGCTGGGAAGATTGCGACGGCAGAGTTTAAGGTGCAGGGGCTTTACAACGATCCTACCGATGTCGCTGTTCCGACCGGATCCGCGTTTGAAAGCACTGTCCCTCCGATCGTTGAGTCTTCGCTTTTTACTCTGAATTCTTCAGACGATCTCGTCGCAAGTGCAGTGAAAATCGATATGAACAACGAGATCGCAAAGCGTGAAGATCTTAACAGCGCCACAGGTCTTCTTGGTTTCATAATCACTGGAAGAAAACCGAGCGGGTCGTTTAATCCGGAAGCGCTTCTTAAAGCGACTTACGATTTCCATACTGATTGGAAAAATGCGACCGCAAGAGCGTTAAGCATTGCTCTTGGAGCTGCTGCCGGCAACGGCAATCATCTCGTTGTAACGGCTCCCAAGCTTGTGCTTGAGAAGATCGGCGAAGGCGAGAGGGCTGGAATCCGAACCGAAGATATTCCGTTCCGTTTGGCTGTCAATTCGGCGGATGACGAAATCGAACTGAAGTTTACATAAGGAGGAACCATGCTTGTTGGAATTGATGTCACTGAAACCGTTGAACATGTCTCGAAGTATGAAACTAACACTGAGAGTCCTACTGTATTCGTTTTGAGGGCTCTTACCAACAGAGACAAAATCAAACTTTTCGGGAGCTCTGTCAATTCGAAGGGCGAGTTTGACCAATCTAAGTTTCAGGACAAAGCTCTGGATATTTTGAAAGCAGGTTTGAAAGAAGTCCGTAATTTGGTGAACAAAAAGACCGGGCAGCCGGAAACCGTGTCACAGATCACGGATGAGTTTATTGACGCTCTTCCGTTCGATGTCGTGATGGAGCTTTTTGAAAAGATCATGACGATCAATTTTTTAACGGAGAGCGAAAGAAAAAACTAACCCTGGCGGTTTGGTCGTATTTAAGCGAACTGGACTGCCGGACCTGCAACAAACAGCTCCAAAAGATCCGCAGGTGTGTAGAAGGGGCTGAATATGAGCTTGAAGGTCAAAAACTTAATCGGTGTCCTTGGCGATATGTCAACGGCGCAACGATGGAAATGGTCGAAATGTATCTAGCCATGAAGCGTGGATTCTTACCGAATGCCGGCGCATGGCTGGATCAGCCGATTAAGTTTTCAGAGGCAATGACATTCGTTGAAGGTTATGTAGAAAAACTGAGAAAGGAAAAAGAGAATGCCGAGCGATAAAGAAATGAACATAGTTCTCCGGCTCAAGGACGAACTGTCCAAGGGACTGTCTAAAGCTGGTAAAGATGTTGGTGACTTTGCTCAGTCTGTTGACCGCGCGGGGAAACAGATGTCTCAGCTTGGTTCTAAGATGGCTTTTATCGGCACGGCTACCGTTGCCCCTTTCGTGGCTTCGATGAAAGCAATGGAGAAATATTCTTTCGCTGTCGCAAGAGAGAATGAAAGAACTGCTAATACATTTCTCCAATTGTCAAAAACAATTTCTGAGGCTGCTCTTCCTACGATTAGAACCTTTAACGATATGATGGCCCGCGGTGTGAATCTTTTAAATTCCATCAATCCTCAATTGAGACAGCAGGTCGCTAGCTGGACCCTATGGAGCGGCGCGATTCTTTTGGTTGGCGGATCGCTATTGATATTCCTCGGGAAGCTAGTTCAGGCTGTGAATATTTTAAGAATAGTTCCCCTTTTGCTTAATCCAATCTCTTTGACTGTTATGGCGATTATTGCTGTTGTTGGCCTTTTAATATTTGCTTGGGTTAAATTTAGAGACCAAATAATTGCTATTTTGAACGAGGTAGAAAAAAGATTTCTTCAATTTTCTAAAACGATTCTTGAAGGGATTCAACAGATCGTTGACTCTATTGTAAAAATAGCTGACAAAATTCCAAATTGGACGACTGGCCTTCCTATCGCGCGGGATATGAAAGCTCTTGGAGAGTCTCTCAAAGGAGCTTCGGGAGAAATTAAAAAATCAACAGACTCAATCCAGCAAAGTATTAATAAGCTTAATTCTGGAAGCAATGGTGCGTTGGCGACTGGTGTTCAAAATATCGGAAACGGAATCTCGTCTGTCTTTGATAAAGTAAAATCAAAAATTCAAAGCACGGCCGGTGAATTACAACCCGTCATCAAAGACCTCGAAACCCGCCTTTACGAAACCTCGCAGAAATTCACAGACGGATTCGCTGACGCTTTCGATAAGGTGCTTTTCGAAGGCCAGAACTTCAAAGAATCGATGAAGTCTCTTTTCTCGCAAATGGGCCGGGACATCATCAAGGACTTCATGAAAACTTCGATGAGAAACCTCATAAATTCGGCCTTTGGGCGCCAAATGGAAGGCGGAGAGGGTCTAGGCGGCTTCTTGTCGTTTAAGACGATCGGGAGCCTTCTGGGAGGCTCTAAAACCGGCAAAGAAGGCGAGAAAGAGGCCACAGAGCCGTTTTCTATCCTAACCAATGCCGCGAAGAATGTCGGAAGCGCGTTCAACTCGATCAAGGACAAAATGTCCGGCTTCGGGAACATCCTCGGCCAGACCAAGGGCGTTTTTGACGGTGTTTTTGGGGCCCTGAAGGGCTTTGGCTCGAACATCATGAGCTTCGGAGGGCAGCTGCTCGGGGGAATCGGAGGGCTTCTAGGGGGCTTTGGAAGCGCATTAAGCGGCATTATGGGCGGTCTTGGGGGCATTCTAGGCGGTATCGGAGGCGGAATCGGCGGTATTTGGGGCGGAATAGCCAGTTTATTCAGCTTTTTCGGCCACACAGGAGGGCTTGTAACGACCGCCGGGATCATGCGGTACCACTCCGGAGGGCTTGCCGGGCTTAAGCCGGACGAGGTACCGGCCATTCTCCAAAGCGGGGAAGGTATCGTCAATCGCTCGGGTATGGGGAAGATCGGCCGAGACGGGTTAAGAGATCTGAATACCGGCCGGATCCCCGGTGGCGCTCAGACTCAAGAGGTCCACAATCACTACAACACGATCGTCGTTCAGGCATGGGACACGACTGACATCAAGCGCAACGAGAAAAAACTTGTCGGAATTGTCGAGGGCGCTTATGCCAAAAACGGCTCGATTCGTAAAACAATGAAGAGTTACTAGCCATGGCCGCAGATTTTACATACCTACCAGATTCAGTCCTCGACGAAGAGCCGGAATTTAACACGCTCATCACGAAGTTTGAGAACGGCGCCGAACAGCGCCGGAGCAAGCGCTCGCTTCCGATCAGGAAGTGGAAGCTTATTTTCAGGAACAGGACTCAATCAGAATTCGAAGATATCAGGGATTTTTTCATCGATCAGCAAGGGGCATATGCGAGCTTCACATGGGAAAACCCGAACGACTCGACCGAATACACTGTCCGATTCGAAAAAGACTCTATCAAATTCCAAAGGAAAACATTTAACGCCTACGATTTTGAGCTTGGCTTCATCGAGGTGATTTAATGCCTCGGACAGTCGACTCGACTTTTAACGCCGAGAAGAACAAGGCTGAGAATCGTCCGGTATTCCTTTACACGATCCACGATTACGACGGATCAAGCAACAATCTCTATTTTGCCGAGTGGGACGCGGATGTTGTCTATGACGGCATTACCTACACGAAATTCCCGATCAAGCATGACACGGTGTCTGAGAATACCTCGGGTGAGGTCGATTCAGTTAAGGTCACGGTCGCTAATGTGGACCGGACGATCGAGGGATATCTCGAAGCTTACGACTTAAGAGGCAAGAAGGTCACGATCAAGCGCGTCTGGGCGGACCAGCTCGCGGACCCTACGGCCTGCATGAACGAGATCTTCTACATTGATTCTTACGGATCCACGGAAGAGGCCGCCGAATTCACACTGTCATCGAAACTAGCTGTCATGGACACCATGCTTCCGACCGGGAAGTATTTCAGAGGGTACTGCCGGTGGATATACAAATCGACCGAATGCGGATACACAGGAGAACTGCCGACATGCCTTAAGACGCTCGCTGATTGCAGAGCGCATTCGAACCAGCTGAGGATCGGTGCTTTCCCGGCCATTCCAACGCAAAGGACTTTCATATCGTGATTAAGCCGGACGACCTTGTTAAAAAATATCTCGGCATTCCTTATAAGCTCAGGGGCCGCAATCCAGAGGAAGGCTTCGATTGCTGGGGCCTCGTGCTTTGGCTGTTCAAGAATGAATTTGGGATAAAGCTTTTTGACCTTGAAAATCTCGAATATGAAAAAGACTGGTATCGAGAGGGGAATTATTTTCTTGAGAATGTTTGGCGCGATTGGGAGAAGTTAGAGAAGCCGGAGCTGTATTGCGGTGTCATGTTCAACAGTCTTTTCGGTTTCACGAATCACGGCGGGATCATGCTGGATTCGAATCGGTTTCTCCATTGCGCTTTGCAGGGCGTCGTAGTCTCGCGCATATCCGACCGTCAGCACCAAGAGGCGTTTAACGGTTTTTACCGCAATATCAAACTCGCCGAGAAATTAAATGATAACCGTTAAGCGGATCCCGAATATCCTGAACAAAGACGGCCGCGAGGAAAAGATTTTTGACTGTTTGCCTGGGAAAACGATCGAGCAGTATTTGGCAGATTCCGGCTTTCACTATAAAGATCAAAAGATCGTTCTTTCAGGCAAACGCATTACCGATCTTTCGATGGTCCCGGAAAGCCAAGAAGAAGAGCTTCTGGTCCTGCCGGACAACAAGATCGAGATCATCATCTTCGCCGCTGTTGCGTCTTGGATGGCTACGGCGCTTGTTATTGCCGCTGTTGTCACGGCTATTGCCACGGTCGCTTTCGCCATTTGGCAGATGTGCCAAAAACCCAAAAAGCCGTCCTATGGCGCTATGGGCGGGGCCGGATCCAGCTCGATGGACGAATCAAGCCCGACCTATTCCTGGAACCCTATGCAGGCGACCATGGATGTCGGAACGCCTATTCCGGTTGTTTACGGCACGCACAGGGTAGCGCCGAATATGATCTGCTCATATCTTTCGGAAACGGATGCGGACGGAGAGGGTAGCGGGAAGCAATATTTGAACAATCTTTATTGCTTCGGCGAGGGCGAGATCGATTCTTTTTCCGATTATGAGATCAACGAGAATCCATCAACAAATTATGACGGCGTTGATATCGAAACGCGCCTCGGGACGAACGATCAGACGGTTATCCCGAATTTCAATGACGCTCCAACACTTTACGATGTCGGGGCCACGCTGATTAAAGAAGATCCTTACACCTACACGACGATCAAGGATGATGTCGAAGCGTTTGAAGTGCATATCGAGTTTCCGCTAGGATTTTATGAGGCGACCTCTGGCGGGGGCACGCAGTCGATAAGCTGTCAATTTAAGATAGAGCACAAACTTCACTCATCAGGGACTTGGATCGTGGACGGAACGCCGACCTATAACGGCAACACCAGAAGCACGGCGCGCAGGATATTCAGAAAAGAGGGATTGAGTGCCGGGCAATATGATATCCGCGTGACACGCCTCACGAATGACGGAACTTCGACTTTGATTAACGATTCCAAGCTCGAGCGCATTTCAGAGATCAATACCGATGATTTCTGCTATCCGAATTGCGCTCTTGTTGGGCTTAAATTCCTTGCCACGGACCAGCTTTCAGGCGCCACGCCGAATTTCACGGCTATTGTAAAAGGAAAAAAGATCATGTGCCCGCAGGTGATGAATGGCGCGACTGCTGTCGATTGGGAAGATTATTACTGGGACGATGACGACGAATGCTACCGGCTCATCTCGGATGATACCGAGCTGACTTGGGACGGAGAGACCTATCACACGGCTTATTGCGCGAATCCGGTATGGTGCGTCTATGACCTTTTAGTGTCTACGCGCTACGGCCTTGGACGCTACATTGAGGCCGAGAATATCGCTCTGGCCGAGTTTGTCGAGGAATCGAAGTATTGCGAGGAATTGGTGCCGGACGGAGACGGCGGTTACGAGAAGCGCTTTGAGCTGAATATCGTTATGGATTCCCAGACCAGCTCGCTTGACTGTCTGATCCAGATATGCGCCACTTTCAGGGCTTGGGCGTTCTATTCAAACGGCACGATCATCTTGAAGATAGACAAGCCGGAATCACCGTCTCAGATGTTTAATTCGGGGAATATCGCCGAGAAGACCTTTCAAATGCACTGGAAGTCTCTTAAAGAGGTCCCGAATTTCATCGAGGTTGAATATAACGACGCGAACAAAAACTACCAGCGCGAGAAGATAGCGTCTATTGACGAGGCGTCTTTGACGGCTGGGAATCCTCCGAGGAAGAAAGATGTCCGACTTTTCGTGACCAAGCTATCCCGCGCTGTGCGGGAAGGCCGTTACGCCCGCCTGATCGCGAAATATATCCACCGAACCGTGACATTCAAGGCCGGTATTGACGCAATTGCTTGCATGGCAGGGGATGTTATAACGATCAATCACTCACTTCCTCAGTGGGGTGTGGCTTCCGGCCGTGTGGCCGCCGGATCCACGCCTACAACGGTCAAGCTAACGGAGCCGGTTACTCTGGCCGAAGGGAGCACTTACAAGATTAGGATCCGGCTGACAGGCGATAGCGTCGAGGAAAAGACGATCACGAATGAGGCAGGAACAACCGACACGATCACGATATCTGGGACTTTTTCATCGGCCCCGCAACAGTTCGATATTTATGACATCGGAACATCGTCGAATATCAAAAAGGATTTCCGCGTCGTCGAGCTGAAAAAAGAGGGGACGAATGAAGTTGAGATCACGGCCGTTGAGTACAATTCGCTTTGTTACGATGACTCGGATATTGATCTGCCGGACTTCCTCGATCTGGATCCGGCAACAGGAATCCCGCTTGTCACGAATCTAACGCTTACCGAGCGCACATTGCTTCTGCCGGACGGAAGCCTGGACCAGGCGATCGAGGTCTGGTTCAACCGGCCGAATCAGGCAAATTATTCTTTCAAGAAATACCAAAAGGCAAAAATCTACCTATCCGATGACGCCGGGACCAGCTGGACGCTGATCGGCGAGACCGAGGGCGAGTATTTCGAGATCCAGGGCGGGCTTGTTGTCGGAACGACCTACACGGTGGCCGTGGTTTCGGTGTCCTACGCCGGAGATGAGACGGCTGTTTCGGCTTCGCCGGATGAAGACATCACCTTGGCCGGTAAGGTCCTTCCGCCCGCTGATGTAACTAATTTCTCGGCTTCTTTTGGCGTGGATCATGTCAGGTTCGCGTGGACGCGCGTCACAGACGGTGATCTGGCCGGATATGAGATCAGAGAGGGCGATTCATGGTCAATGGGGACCGTTATCGCGGCCGGGATCACGACAACGGCCTACGATCTTTTCCTTATAACGGCCGGGACACACCGATACATGATTAAGGCGGTCGATACTTCGGGGAATTACTCGGTCAATGAGGCTATTTCATCGGTCACGATCTCAGGTGTACCGGCCCAGAATGTTATCTTGAGACTGGAAGATCAATTTGCCGGTGCCGTCTCTGGTGATATCGAGATCGGATACACGAAGGACTATAACACCGGATACTACCGCAAGGCGCTTATTCTAAAAACGGCTAACACTTGGCCGATCACGAGCTGGCCGGTCCAGTTCGGACAGCCGTTTTCCTCGAATTCTGGGGCTTATTACACTTCGCCTGTCGTTGACCTAGGGCGGATATTCAGCGCCATTCTGACGCTTGATCTCGGGACTTTTAATGTGAGCGGAGGGATTCTTTCGGTCCAGATCGCTTATTCCGAGACGGATTCGGACCCGACCGATTATGTCGATTTTGCCCCAGGGCAGTATTCTTGCCGTTACATACGATTCAAAATCATCATGTCAACCGCTGATATCGCGCAGGCGCTCAGGGTTTATAAGATCAAGCTCAATGTCGATGTGCCGGATATCACCCAGCGCGGGACCAATGTCGCTATTGATTCGGCTGGCACCACGATAACGCTTGAGGGATTTTACCAGATAACCTCGATCGGCGTTAGTGTCGTAGGCACTACTCCGCTTGTGCCTCATATCACAGCGCAAAGTTCGAGTTCATTTACCGTGAAACTTTATAACCCAGCAACAGCCGCTTATGTGAGCGGATACATCAACTACGATGTGGCGGGGTATTAAACAGCTACAAGGAGGCGATTAAAATGGCAAAGGCAACTTTTCCCGAGACAACAGGGTATGAATCTTCCCAGCCAGCGGACGCTGGTTCTTTAACCGAAGCGAATTTCAGAAATTTTCTGTCAGCTCTTTTCCAGGGCGATTTCGCACCATTGCGTCCGAGAGCGCAAAGCACGCCTGATATGACAATTCATGTCAATCCGGCTTATTTAAACAGCTTCACAGCTCAGGTGTGGGGAACAGGGAATAGTCCTTTCACCTACGCGGGCGGGAACACTTCATCCTTTACAGCGCCGAGCGCGAATCCCCGCATTGACATCGTTTATCTGACTTCTGCCGGAGCTTTGGCTGTTGTCACGGGAGCCGAGGCCGCTTCTCCGGTCCCGCTTTGGGCTTCGGTCCCGAAAGACGGGATCCCGATCTGTTTGATCTACCATAAGACGACCGAGACGACGATCGTCAATTACGAGGATAAGGATTCGAATTCCACGCAAGGGTACATTTACCAGGATATTCGGCCTTTCCTGAATCTCGGCGGTGGAGCGTCTCTTTCGGATATGTACACGGCTCAGGACAATATCGCGCTTCTCGCTTTTCGCCTCGCAATTCAAAGCTCTTTGAGCGTTCAGAAATTTGAGGACTTGATCGTTGACGAATACGAGGACGAAACAGGGGTTGATACCGGAAATTCAGACGCCACTTACGACAGCACGAATGATCTTTATACGCCTCCGAGCGGAGACCAGACGGGAAGCGGTTCGGCTCTTTCCGGTGGGGATGGTAGCGGTACCGGCGACAGTATGACGACTGAACAGGATATGGCAGAATTCTTTTCAAATACAGGATCGACCGATTACGGTGTTGGGCAGACTTTTACGCCCGCATCGTCTTATGCTATTTCGGGTTTCAAGTTCAAAGTTAGCGAGAACGGATCTCCTGACATGGTAGTAAAGGGCAGACTTTATGCAACAAGCGGAGGATTGCCCACAGGAAGTCCGCTGGCTGAAACAGCGAACATAAACGCCGAAGATTTTTCAGACTATTCGACATACGCTTATTACACATTCACATTTACGACGCCGTATACACTTTTAGCCAGCACGATGTATGCGATTGTTATCGAGAGGATCAGCGGGACTCCGAGCGGGTCGAATAACTGCTTTATAAAAAGAAGCTCCGGCTCTGAATTGGCGAATGGGAGATTTATCGGCCAGAACTCCTCGTCTGTTTGGGCTAATTTTGCGACTGATTGTGACCTTGTGTTTGAAGCGCTGGTCAGCTTAGACAAAGAAAACGCATTTGACGATGACACGGACACATATTGGGCCAGCTCTCAAACCAGCGGAAGTGTAAGCGGGGCGGCTTATATTGGCTACGACTTCGGAAGCGGTGTAACAAAGGCGTTGACAGGTTTCACGATAAAACAGCATGCCGCTGACCAAGCGATAAACTCCGTCAAAGTTCAGCGGTCAGACAACGGGTCGGATTGGACGGATGTCGAAACGGTATCAATCACAGCGGACACTTCGCTACAAACAAAAACTTTCACGAATACGACAGCCGCACGATATTGGCGATTGATTGCGAACGCAGAGACCACCAGTGGGGCTTGGCAGATTGAAGAAGTCGGTCTCACCATGTCATCGAATATGGACCTTCGTTCGGCCGCGTTCACAGCTGAGGCCGCACCAACAGAGGGCCGGATCGTAATTTTCGAAGAAGATGTGGACAGCGTAACGATCAACACTGACCTATTGGCCTATATTTCAAGAGACGGCGGGACGACCTATACGCAGGTCACGCTCGTTGATGAAGGGGATTACGAAACCGGAAAGCGCATATTGGCCGGATCGGTTTCGATCTCAAGCCAGCCAAGCGGGACCAGCATGAAATACAAGCTTGTCTCGGCGAATCTTAAGAACTTAAAAATCCACGGCACAGGGCTTTTCTGGAAATCATGATTACACCGGAAAACTTCAACTCGGAGCAGAGAGAATATCTCGCTTGGAAGAATCAGGCGAGACGGGACGCAAGGGATAAACTCAATCTCTCCGAGAGGGAAGCTTATGAGGTTGACGCTTATTTTAATTATCGAATGGCCGCGAGCCACCACGAAAGGGAGTGATTTATGCCAGTTAAAACATTGCCAGCGAACGAAAAACAAAAACTGAAAGAGAAGTATCAGAAGCAGGAGGCCGAGAAGATCGTTGAAGCAAATCGAAAGCTTCTTAAGACGCGTTTCAAAAATAAATTAGCTACAGCATCGTCGGCGGCCGATGTTTTGAAGCTTGTCAAAATTTTGAGCCGTCATGTTTTCGGAGAGGAGGACGGTGAATAACATCATGTCTTCTCAAAACGGCAATGTTAAATGGTGGCAACTGGTGTCAGTGGCTGTTGCTTTGTTCGGCGTGATGGTGACCTTGAGTATTTTTTTTGCGAGCAATGTCATTGCCAACGACCGACTGAGAGCGGCTGGGGATGAATACCTGAGAGAAAAAATCGAGTGTTTGCTGAAAGACAATATGAATCAGCACATGATTATCGTTAGGGACTTGCAAGAGATCAAAACGAGGATGGGGATTAAAAATGGGTCTTAAAGAATGGTTTATCAAGCGGGCTGTTAAAAGCTGGCTCGATAAGCAAAAGAAAGGACAAACTAAAATGTGGAAAGCTCTTGAAAACAAGAAAAATTATGTTTGCTACGGACTGATCGCGGTATCAGCGATCGTGCAAATTCTGCAAGCGTTTCATGTTATTCCGAATGTAATGCCGGACGCTGCATACGGCTTGCTTGATGTGGTTTTCGCTTCTTTGGGTTTCGGCGCCCGAGCAGAGACTCAGACTAGGATCAACGCCGCATTGAAACAGCTTGGTCAAATCCAGGTGAAATAACATGAAAACTTTACATAAGAATTTTCTTGTTAAAGTTTTCGGGCTTTTCTTTACATTGTGGATCCTGAGTGGATGTGCCACGACGAGCTATCTTCCAGCCCTAAGCAACGCGCACAGCTTCAAGGCGTCTGATTGCGATCTGGTCTATTCCGAGCATCTGCCGAACAATGTCGCCGCGCTCGCCGAGCAGTTCAATATGGTTGAATCACTCAGGAGGACGCTAGAGAAGAATCCTTCGCTGGCCGATAAGGTGTTGCCCTCCGGCGGGACCGTTGAGGCGCTTGGGAAGAATTCGGCCAATATCGGGCTCGGGCTGGCTTCGGTTGTTTCGGCCTTTAAGGACAATCTGAGCATTGCCTCGATCATCGGATCCACGGTTATGGGTGGGCTTTCGACGCTAGGGGATATGCGGTCTGAGGATAAGACCCAGCGCCGGGTGGATGTGTGCATGCCAAAGACGGCTGAGAATATCGTCTTTATCCACGGAGAAGATGTTTTGATTATCACCGGGAAGAAGGAAGTCTCACAGATGATCTCTGAGGCGAATCAGGCGCGGAAGATGAAGCCGGAGGTTAAGAAAGAGACTCTGACGGCTCCACCGGCGCCGACGATTCCGGTTAATTCGTAAAATTTCCACTTCCCCCTAGTTGCTTGCGATTAGGGGACCCGAGCCGGGAGGCGAAAGCTTCCCGGCTCAACCTTTTATCCCTTGCGGTCGATAATCTCGTTAGTTATGATAACAGCAATTCAATGGTTCAAAATTTGATTTCTTCAGATACGTCGGGTATATTTTCGGTATCGGAGGTTGCATAATGGGTGAGTATCCAACAAGGGCAGGCAGGTTGTTCGCACGCCCGTCTTTTATCGAGGGAGCGGCCAGGGTAATAGACATGGGCTGCACTCTTACAGAATTCAATCGAAATAAAACAGGCGAAGAAGCGGACCAGGCCGCAATTTTATCCGATTGGTATTCTATCGGAGACGACATGCGATCTGCGATCAGGACCTACACCCACGAACAAGACCAAGAGGTCCAAAATAAACTTGTCGCAATCGCCTAATCAACATCATCCCCAAAAAGTTTCTGTTACAAAAACATTAGAAGTTACTTCCGGTCCGCTTCCCGCTCCTGCTATTTTAGAAAAGTATGAAGTCATAGTTCCAGGAGCGGCCGAAAGAATTTTTAAATTA